AGTAGCGAAGAAGGTTATAGATAATAAATGACTTGCCGCTACCAGTGGGACTAAGGAGTATACATCTGAGGTTCTCCACCCCATGAGCAATTGCTTTGTACTGATAGTCTCGTGGCTTAAAAGGAGCATCAAGAAGAGATAAAAACTCAACCAAAGCAGGATGGTCAATGTCGTCTTTGAACGAAGGGATTCCATAAGTCTCATGTTCGAGTATTTCTAAAGGGTAGAATCTGTCTGCGCAGAATCGACGTAGGTGCGAGTAAAGACCCACGTTCATCTGCTTACTTACGGTATTGTAGAGTTTTACTTTACCGTCCCATACTTTTCTCTTATATGCAGGCATGAACTTATACCCAGGAACGAAGAATGAGAAGTATTCTCTCAGTTCATTCTCTTGGGCAGGATGTGCTTCCACCATAAAGTGGGAGTGATCCTTCATGCGTATGCGTATTTTACTATCCACCAGACTCAAACTTTCTGTAATCAATCATGTTCTTTATGGTTGAATGTCTCCAACGAAGAACGTTTAATATATCTTCTAGAGTATCTATCTGTGTCTTAAGTGCGACTATTCGGTCTTCAGATTTCTGAATCTCTGGGTCGGACTCATAGTAATAGTCCATCTCACCCTTAAGAATTTTAAGTCCGTGAAACGGATCTGGATCCCACCCTTTCTCTTGTAGAGCTTGTTGATCCATTTTACCGTTGTAGTATAACCACTTTTCTTTTAGTAAGATCTTCTGGGAGTTCTCTGCACGACGCAGTGATTGTTTGGTCACGTCTAAATACTCACGATACTTAGAGTGTAAGAGAGGGGTCTGCCTTGATGTCTCATCAAGTTGATGCACAGGGATATTAGAATCTTCACGCCACTCTTTGTGAATACCTTCTAAATTCAACGTCATTATGTAATCCTATAGTCTTGTCAGCAAACGTATATTATATCATTCTTCGGTGATATAGTCAATACAATCTTGCCAATAATTTTCGCTATGTCCTAAGACGTAACTCAGTGTCATACGATAACAATTAGTTCGCGCCGCGTGATATACAACATCACCAGAACCATATGCGCCGAAGTGTCCTGCTTTCAGTTGCCACCCCTTTTTATCTGGAACTGTAATTACTTCTCTAGTAGTTGAGAGAGTGGTTGGGTCGACATATTTGAACCACCCATCCCCTTTCTCTGACCAAGTAAAAATCAAATTGAATCCAGAAGCATTCGCATTGTTGTGCCATCCAATAAATCCTTCAGGTGGGTATAGAGTAGACAGCGCACTTGTTTTTAAACCGAGTTCTGTTTTTATCTCACCATCTAGATTAGACCATGTCTTCGCATATTCTTCGGGATGTGTTCCTCGATAGAACTCTTTCTTGATTGGATGACACACTGAATTTTGAGCAGCTCCGCTATGATCTTCTCCCATACGAATTATGCGAAGCATCTCATCTTCACCCGTATAGTGATCTGCCATTCCTATCTGAGATTCAACGAGTATTTGATTCGTTTTCTCTGGTTGATAGAGGTCACGGTATGTGTATCGAAAGTCTTCAAGTAAATCAAGAATCTTTCGATTCCTGATCTCATAACTAGTGAGGCTCATTTTATTCGTTGCTTACCAATTCGTATTCAGTGAACCTGAATGTAGCGTCGAAGTTTAAGTATGTAAGATCACCTGCCGTAGACGTTAGTTCGATATTACCTACTTGCGTAGGAATACAGTTTTTGTATTTGATAGTCACATTAGAGTTATTGTGACTGGTAAGAATAATCACTTGAATGTCGTGATGTGTTGTTTCTTTTGTGCCGTACGTAATACCTTCTAACCAATTTAAAACTTCCTTGTAACACTCAAGATCTTCATCTAGAATGAGACTGACAGTAAGTTCGCCATAGTTGATAGTATCTGGTGGCAAAGGCAATCGTTGAACACGAGGTACAGCCATCTCTGCCGCAGTCCCTGTTGCACCAGGATGTGATACTGTATGCGCAAAAAACTTTAGATTGCCGAACGCACGTTCTATGATAACACAGAACCCTGTCGGCTGCAAGAAGTTTTTGTTAGGTGTTAAGTCCATAATATATCCTCTTAGTCACTTTATTTATACGCATAAAAAAAGGGAGTCCGAAGACTCCCCAAAATGACTAGTTAACTAGTTCTTTTTATTATGCGATTATGCACGATCTAGAATGTTGTCTACACGGAAGATACGGTAGTACTGGTTTTTACCCTTAGTAGTGTCGATATCGCTAGTTGGGTTGTCAGTTACGAATGGGTTTGCAACCATGCCATAACGAGTCTTGAACCCGATACGTGGCTGGAAGTCATTCTCGCCGACTGCCTTGACCATCTGTAGTGGTACGTATGGGCAGTAGAACATACCTGCGTCATATGGGTTAGTACCCTTATAACCTACTGTTACGTAGTTGGTAGTTGCATATGGATCGATGAATACACGTAGGCGACCGTTTAGAGTACCTGCGAACGTGTTACCAGTGTCGTCGATTGACAATGAAGTGTTCATTGCTGGAGTGTAATCTAGCATGCCAGAAGCTGCAAGTGCAGTTGCAACGTCAGAAGAACATACTACGATGTTACCCTTACCGCGACGAGTTTCTTTCGCGATAACGTTTGCTTCACGATCAAGTTGTACAACTAGACCCTTGAACTTCTCTGCAGACCAACGACCATCAGCGTCTGTTGATAGGTCAAATACACCTGGAAGTGTAACGTTAGATGTCTGTGCACCTAGCTTTGCCTGAGAGTTGATTGTACGAATGATTTCGCGGTTGATTTCAGCAAGAATCTCTGTAGACAGAATGTTTGCTAGTTCTGTCTCAGCGTCAAGACCGTGAATTGCTTTCAAGTCTTGTGCTAGTTCTAGAGAGTACTCTGCCTTCAATGCGCGTGACTTAGCAGTAACAGTCGCCTTGTCGATCGAGAAACCCATCTCTTGGAAATCAGTCTCGCCTGGACGACCTAGCTTTTCTGCTACGTCTGTATCCATTGGACGACCAGCAAGATCTAGTTCACGTGGATTTACAGCATCGAATCCAGACATGCCTGAACCGTCTGCTGGTTGTGCAGCGCCTGAAGTATCGCCAGAGAAACGAGAATCGACTTCGTCGAAGAATGTTTCTGCTCCACCCATACCAGTGTATCGTGACTTCATCGCGAAGATTAGACCAGTTGGTCCTGCCATTGGCTGAACACCACATAGGTCGTATGCCATTAGGTTTGGCATTGCGCGACGTACTAGTGAGATCAATACTGGATCCCAGTTAGCTAGTGGAGATGCTCCACCATGCTGGTGGTTAGTTGGTGCGTCTTCGGTTAGGAAACCCTGCATTGCACCACGCTCTTCCATCATAGCGCGTTCTTGGTTTTCTAGGATAGCAGCAGTTACTGCCTTTTTGTGATGATCCGTGATAGTGCCCGCAGATTCTTCATTAAGAACTGGAGACCACTTCTCGATCAACTTGTCGAATGATTGATTCATGATAGTCTTCCTTTATTTTTTAGAGGTTTTACGTAGAGCGTTCAAGTATACTTCCATCGAGGACGAAACTTCTACTTCTTCTTGATCAGTATCTTCTGTTAGTGTTGATACTGACTCTTCAATTTGCTCTGGGATTTCTTTTGAGAAGTAAGATTCTTTAACAGTGTTGACTTTATTTACGAAGGTTTCTTCATTTTCAAAATCAACATTGCCTAGAAGTTCTGATAACTTCTCCGCTTGTGTGTCTGCTAGGCCACGAGATGCTTCTGCGATAATAGTATTACGCTTGTAAGTCTCTAGCTCCTCAGCAAGTGAAATTGCATCACCAGTAGTTGAGTTTAGCTTTTCTTCTAACTCTTCTACTTGACCTGCAAGTTCGTCAACTAGGTCTACCTTAGACTCTGGAACTTCAACGTAAGACTCTACGAATAGGTCACGCATTCCGTTCATGAACCCTTCAGCGATTTCAGTACGTAGACCGTTCTGAATTGCTAACTTGTTCTCTTCCATCCAAGATTCAACTACATAGTTTAGGTAAGAATCGACCTTACTGACTAGGTCAGTTTTGATCGTTTCGACTTCTTCAGCAAGCTCTTCTGCATACTGTTCCTCAAGGCGAGTAACTTCTTCAGATAGCTTTGTCTTAACTGCAGTTTCAAAAATGATTGCAGTCTTTTCCTTAAACTCCTCAGAAAGAGTAGCTTCACCGTCAACGATTGCAGATAGTTCTGCGCCTGTGTCTAGTTCTGCGACATCTTCTAGGTCAACACCTTCTGAACATACTTTGTCGTATGCTGCCATTAGATCGGCCTTCTTCATTTTTGAAGAAGCTTTGTAGATTGCGTTTACCATACCAGCTTTTGTCTTTGGCTTAGGCGGTGCAACTTTTGAAGTTGATTTTGCCGCTTTATCGACAGTAGCGATTGACTCTGGTTCAGAGACAGCATTCGCGTCTGGCTTTCCTTTTGCTGCAGGAGCTTGTGCTTCTTCGAGAGTTTCCTCCACGATTTCGTTAGTTTCAATCTCGGTATCGCGGATTTCACTTTCTACTTGATTTAAATCAGTCATAGTGACTCCTTATAGTTTAGATTTGATTAACGAGAGGAAATTCTTGAATTCACGCATCTGCACTTCAGGTCGATGTGCGATAGGTGCTTGCTTAATTTCAGTCTCTATATCTTCAATGACTTGAGGTTGAAGTACTCCATTATTCCAGACCCAATCTACACCTTCCATAATCCCATTAACAAATGCTTCAGGTGCACTCGGATCTTGTACGATATCTACCGTATTAAGAATAAAGTCTTCTTTGACGTACATTGCGCCATTTCTACTCTCAAGACTTCCCATTCCACGAGTTGACACGCCTAATTGAACACCACCCTCTAAGAGACCTTTCACAATCTTGCCCATCGGTGTATCCAAAATTTGTGCCTTTCCAACCACATCAGTACCCTCAAGTTTAAGGTCTGTGATGAGGTGAGAAACTTTATCCAAGTTAACAGTCGGACCTTCAGGGTGATTGAGTTCCCCGACGGCACGCTTTTTGCTAACCTGTTCATCAACGTACTTGTTTACCGCATTCTCCATAATTGATTTTGGATAAACACGTCCGTTACGATTCTTTTTGTCTGCTTGTGCAAATACACCTTCAATGACGAAACTCTTCTCACCATTCTCTTTGGCTTCGACGATGCACTGAACGTCGTTTTCTACGTATTCGCTTATCAGTTTCATTTTATTTTTCCTAAGTCCTTGAGGACTTGTTTCGCGGTTGACTCCGCTTCTTTTTGTGATTTGAAAGTATCGACCTTGTCACCATCTATCGTCAACTCGAACCCTTTTGAGGTCTTTGTGATAACGACAGGGTATCCACCCATCTTCTTTTTGAAGACTGGTTTAGATGATTCTCTTAATTGTCGAAAAGTTTTCATATCACCCTCTTTTGTAGTATTTATACAAAAAAAATTTTTTAGTAAGATTTTATTTATATCACTATTATATTTCTTCAGTATCTTCTACTTCGAGGTCATCTACATCAACTTCGGCAGACACTTCATGGTCTTCGATGTCGATATCTTCTTCGTCATCTAGTTCTCCATATGGTTCTTCGCCGTCGAAGATTTGCGCTGCGACTGAGACTTTCTCTGCGTCAAGTGTGTCTTGTACTTTAGCGCCTAGTGTGTCTTGGAACAATTGGTCTGCTGCATTGAAGTCGCCTCGCTGTAACGCATTGATAAGATCAAGCGCAGGGTTAGACTCTGATTCTGCTTCGACTTCTGTTTCTAGTTCTAGGTCTAGGTTTTCTGCTTCATTCATAATTTTCTCACTGTTCATTGTCATTTTCATTCTCACCACCGCCAGACGCTTCTGTCTCGACGTTGATTTCTTTAATCATTTCTTCGATGTCTTTCTCATCGAACATCATGACGTTTTTCATAATCCAAGTACGAGAGAAATACTCGCCCACATACTGTGAAATTTGATCCATTGTCTGCAGACGTTCACGTAATAGATCAGCGTCTTTTAGTTCTGTGAAGTGGTTGTCTCTATTATAATCGACTTGGATCTCACTTCTCCAACTTTCCCAGTCTTGTTCTGTGCATATCCCTTTCAGCAAACACTGCTTCTTCAAGATACCAATAAACAAGTTAGCGAACTTTTTACGCAGTCGATCGATAAACTTCTGGAACTTCACTTCGTCTCGTGTGATCTCGGTTGAACGACCTAGGGAGAACTGTGCTTCTTGCTCTAGCCTGTTGATTGGTACGTTCAGTGAACGATATAACTTCTTTTGAAAATAAATGATGTCATCGATCTGACCAAGATTCTCACCACCTGGTAAAGTACTTATCTCTGTCCCACGACCACCTTCGCGACGTGGCAACCAGAAATCTTCTAGCATAGACATATGCTTACGATCGTCTTTTATTTCGCCAGTGTTTGCATCATAGACAACCTTGTTGCGATAACGCGACATGATGTCTTTGATATGTTGCTCTGATTTACCTTTCGGTAAGTTACCAACATCGATATAGAAGATGCGGCGTTCAGGTGCACGTGCCATACGATAGATGACCAAAGAGTCTTCCATCATACGTAATTGATTCATTGGTTTGATTGCTTTCTGTAGATATGAAAGCACTTTCTTTTTGCTTGGGTCAAGTAGACCCGAAGTAACATACGAAACAGACTCTGGTGTCAATTTGACTCCGTTGTTTGCACCAGCCTTTTCTTGATACAGATAAAACTCTTTTATTTTATCTACTAGTTTAGCGCCAGTCTTAGCATCTTTTTTGTATTCTACTTCTTTTACTTTACGGATCTTAGTTGCGTCAACAGGACGAATCTCTAGAATACCTGACTTCAGGTTAGACTCATTAACAACTAAGTGGTGATAAACTCTACCGTCAACATACCACGACCTAAAAATATCATGACCGTGTTCTTCAAAGTTTAGCATTCCAAGAATGCCTTCGAACTCTTCGGTAAGAAGCTTTTTGATTTTGTTGCTAGTCTCTACCTTATCAAGATTAAGAGAAACTGAAGATTCGAGTTCTCCTGCAACGATAGATTCGTTAACAATATCTTCGATGGCCGCATCACACTCTGGGTGCTCTGCCATGCCTCGATATTTTCTAATTAATTCGGCAGCATCTTTGGCGGCAGTTCCTTCTAGATCAACGTATTGACCGAAGTAGGAACCAGACGCAGTAACATACCCTGCACCGTCTTCGTCCACGCGTGGAACAATTGAGGGCGCTTTAGGGTTTTCTTCTTGTTGCTTTGATACCTTCTTAAGTTCAAAGCCAAATGCTTGAAATATATTGTTATCTGCCATGTAATCCTCTAAAACAAAAATGGGGGTGGTGTTACCCACCCCATCACATTACTTATTATACCATTAACTCGTGGTATTTGACTCCCAATATTGAACTTGGAATTCTACTGTGAACTCTTCGATAGCGTCGTTAGTTTCATAGCTTAAGTCAATTGCAGAGATGTTAGTCGGGAAACAACCACGGAAGTTGTATGTCTTAACTACATCACCATCTTTATCTAGCTGATCTACAATTAGGTCTGCCTGATATGCAACTGGGTTAGTGATACCTACGTTCGCGCTGTGCGAGTTGATACCGTTCATCCAACGTTCCATTGCGTTACGAACTTCGAAACCTACGTCATTGATGACTGTTACAGTCCATGGTTCGAAAGTACGATCACCTGCGATCTTCAACTGACGGCCACGGAAAGGGACTTCGATAACATTCATTACAGATGCAGGCAACTGTGCGCCTTTACACATGAATGAAGTTAGTTCGGCATCACCACCAGCGTATGCTGGGAAGTTGACTGTTGCACGGAACAGATTAGGACGAGCGCCACCACCACGGATTTTTGCTTTGAAATCATCTACTCTTAGTGTCATGATTATACTCCTGATGTTCCGACGACTTCTTCAAAGTCAACACCAGATCGAACCGCTACGAAGTTTAGAGTTACGTAGTTGATAGATCGTGCTGGTTTGATGAAGCAAGATGCGACGAATTCGTTACGGTCAATAACTTCTGTCGTGTTGTTTGATGAGTCACAAACAAGACGGAAGTCAGTGATGCCGCGACGACCCTGAATTTCACGTAGGAATGGTTCTACGATATTGACGAACTCTGCACGAGTAAACTCATCGTTGAACTCAAACATAACGTTTTCTGCAGCTTCTGCAATCGCACGTTCAATGACTAGGAATAGACGACGAACGTTGATGCGGTCAAACGCAGATGGACGTGATAGGTGAGTCTTGTCACCGTAAAGCATAATACCTTGTCCAGGGAAGCTAACGATTGGGTTAACACCTGCTTTGTATAGTGCATCACGCTGAGACTTAGATGGGTTGATTGCAATATCAACAACGCCAATGTATTGACCACGACGTGTACCTGCTGGCGAGAACCAAGGTGCCGATGCAGCGTCAGTTGCAGCCATGATACCTGCAGTTGAAGATGCCGCTGGAATTGTTATGTACTTATCGTTATACTTGTCATAGATCTTCAACCAGTTACCATCGACAATTAGATACGATGAATTCTGCTTTAGTGATGCAACATGATCAAGAACATCTTGTGCCGATGAAGGAGCAGTTCCTGACGAAACGACCGCAACACAGTCTTTACGTTGTTCTGCGATACTAACCAATTCTACTTGAACAGCAGTGTCCGTCATAGACTGACCTGGTGGAATCAAGAAGTCGATCTGAATCGTATCTTTGTCAGCAAATAGACCGTATGATGTAACAAAGTTTCCTGGAGTTGGTGCTGAAGTTCCGTTATTTCCGCCGGTTAGAATGTAGTCTGATCCTGAAGGTAGACCGTCAATCGTGACCCATGCAGACGCTGCAGTGATAACATCTACGATGTAGTTAGTAGAACCGTTAGCCAGTTTTGCTGTCGGACTTGTCGATATGTACTCATATGTTTCAAGTACAGATTCTTCGTCAGTGCCCTTATCGAAAATAACAACGACATGTCTCTCAGAACCTTCTGGTGCTGAAGAGAAAAGGTCTTGATATTCCCAAGGGATTGGGTTGCCATCAGAATCAAGAACTTGTACTAGTTCTCCATCAGAGTCAACAACTGTTTCGAACCAGTTTGTCGAATCACAAATGTGAACTGAAACTAAGTTACCTAGTTCGCCTGGATATTTTGCAGAAAATACACCTGGTCCGTCAGTTGCCGTAACAGACCCATTGTTGCCTACACGAACAACAAACGCGCTTGAAGAATATTTTAGGAATTGCGCGACTGATAAAAAGTCTGCCGCATCACTTCCTGATAAAGGAGTCCCGAAAGTGGACGCGAGTTCTGATTCGTTGCCGACAAGAACTGGCGTGTTTACAGGGCCCCAACCGAAGTCACCAACAAAGGCACCCGTTGAAGATGTGACCGCAGGAACAATTCCTGTCAAGTCGATCTCGCGGATACGTACTGCTGGCGACTCTGAAAATTTAAGAGCCATAATAGTTTCCTTTTGTTAAGGTATAATAAGTTAACATAATACGGAGTAATTGTTTCAATGTATCTATTTATAATATAACAATTTTCACCACAAATCGTCTTCTGCAGTGCGATCTGGCAGCTGCCATCCCGATCCAGGATGAAGTATTTCTGACTGAGGTATGTAATCTCGGCCGTCATCTATTATACCAAATGGTAGTATATCGTCTTCTATTTCTTTCATTCGTTGTTCAAATAACATAGACTTAAGGTCTACGTCATACAGGTCGCCGAAGGACTGTGTACTCAAGTAGTAACCAAACATCACTAGGTTCATCATCAAGTCGTCGTGGTTACCATCACTCGCTTCATACGACTGCCCTTTAGAAACAAACGTTGATATTTCCATAATCGTGTTTTCGTCTACGACTTCTAGTTTACCTGTTTCTAAAATGTCTTTGATGCCCGAACACCCTATGCGTTTGGTCTTTCTGTTCATCGTGACACCAATCGCATCTGCTTTGATTGCAGATTCTAAGTGTATATTCTCATACTCTAGATCTTGATAGAGACCCTGACAAACTAACACGCCAGCATCATTATTTTCGATAATTACATATGCTTCGTTGTAAAGAGTGCCGTACTTATAAATAATATTCGGGTAGAGTATTGGAGAAATAGTATTGTTTCGATATACACAAACTTGTTTGAATGGTCTTTGTGAAACGTCGATTACCGTAAATGTCGAGTAATCCTGTCCTCTACCCTTACTAACATCCACAGTCATGATGTACATGTGATCTTCTACAGGTTCTTCATATATCAGTAGACTGCCACCTTCGTGATATGATACAGGTGCGCGTGACCTCAAGTCTAACAACACCTGACCTTCGATCAGTGTGTTACCTGTCCCGAAGAATGTGTTCCCGAATTCTTGATCAAACTGCAAACTAGATGTGTTTGCAATCGTTTGTTCTTTCCACTTATCATCACGTCCTGGAACGTCCCACCAATCCACACGGAATGGTTTGTATTCGTTCACGCCCTGTACGGCACCTTCCCATATCTTGTGATATGTGTTACCGATACCGTTCGCAGTACTTGTTATGATAACTTTTGTTTCTTTACCAGATGAGATTACTGGGTATGTGGATGTGTAAAACTCAGCGGCATTCTCTACGAACGCAAACTCATCTAGAAACAATAAGTTGACCGACATACCACGAATCGATGATCCAGAGGTTGCCGCAGCGATGATACGAGAGTTGTTAGATAGTTCGATAGATCCCTTATTGAGTGCCTTACACCCTGGTTGTAGAAAGAACGGCAGGTTCTCAAGCATGAGTGTGACACGCGCCAGCATCTCACGCGCAGTCATACCTTTGTTTGCAAGGATCGCAATAGTCTTCTCTGGGTGAAAGAGTGCGTACCACAACAAGTAACCAACCGAACTGATAGACTTGCCCGACTGACGACATGCCAATACGATGTTGAATCGGTTGTCGTTGAAATGTTCGAACATCTTTTCTTGATACGGATAGAGTTTGAACGGCACGAGACCCTTGTCTAGGTGAATGACCTTGACATACTTCTTACAGAAATATGATGGGTCCTTCATGCATTTCTTATACTCGCGTAGCTTCTTAGCGTCCCATTCTTCTGCGACACCATCTCTTTTTACGTTAGGATTTCCGAGGTAAGATTCTTTTGTATAACTACTCATCTTCGTCGTCGTGGTCTATAGTTTTTTCATCACCCATCAGCATACGCTGTAATTCTGTAGTAGACCCGACAAATAGATTATTATTAGTAGTTGTTTCGGCAGGCTTGTCTTCTTTCTGAAGTTCTTTCTGTTTCTTATTGAGATCCATCAACTTGTCATTGACATCTGCGATGCCCTTGATCATACCAGACAGAACCTCAAACGCACGAGGGTGTTCACTCTCTCGTGCGACTTCAATCATGAGTTCAAGTGACTCACGACCTTTCTCAATTAGATCGTAGTATGTGTCGCGTGAGTACTCATAGTCTTGTTCATGTACGAAGTTTTTCTTCTGATCTTCGTCAAACAAAGCAGGAGGTTTACGATTGTCTCTCATCACTTATCACCAAGTTAAAACCATAATCACTGTCTGGGGTCACATCAATCGGATCTGGGGTCACCGTTATTAATTCCGCAAACTCATTTTCATCAGTATTTAGATCAACGTTAACTTCGCGAATAATCGGTCCTGATTCGGAAGGTCCGTAGAAATTCATCTTCATGTCAAACGACAGAGTGTATATGATAGTTCGCCTTTGCTCAATAGGACCTTCGAAGTCATCCGACAAGTTAACTCCGACCAGAGTTATTGGGACATCTTCTTTGATATTTGGTTGATCAACAAATGGTTTTACTGTTAGTGTATATTGAGGCGCAAAGTATGGTATAACCTGCTCAACGACCTGCAAGGCATCATCTTGAGATTTTGCATAGACGTGAAGTTCAAAACTAATCGTATACGGTACACCGACATAAACTCTTCGGTTTGTTTCGTCTTCGGTTGTAGAAACAAAACTGTTGACTTTAGGTAATTGTCGAGTAGGATCATATACGATTGAGACGATCTCAAACGACATCCTAGGCAGTTTAAGCGCGACTCTACGTTCTGCTTCTTCTCCGTTAGACATCTCTTCTAGACGCTCTATAAACGATCTAGCGGGTGCGTATGAAAGAGGCACCTTCATCTGAGATAGAACTTTACCGCTAGACGCGGTTCGTAATATGTTGATGTTATCAAACATCGAACCAAACAGTGCAACACAAGTTCGCACACGTTTGTGATAGAAATGTCCGCCCATCATGGTGTTAAATCTCCAAACGGATTCGACTCACTAAAGTCTAAGAAGTCATTTGCAAAGTCATCGAACTGTGGTTTCTGAGACAGACGATCAAGTTCATTAACGCCCTCTTCTTCGGATATAGGGATCAATGAAGCGTTTGCTCCCTCAACAGGTAAAATTTTCGACCACTCGTGATACTTACCGTCTGTTGCGCCTGTGTGCGCAATCTTGAGGATACGCGTGTCGTGATTCCAAGAAGTGACTTCGCCTTCTAGTGTAAATGTATCAAAAACTTGTTTGACATTTTCACCAATAGTGTAGTGTATATCACGAGACATCCCTTCGTCAGGCATCTTGAGTTCATATTGAAACGCGCCTTCGAATTCGACAGTGTCGATTCCAGGGATTCCAGTATCGAAGTCTTCGTCGGAGAACTCGAATAACTCGCATTGCATACGGAATAAAGGTAGTTGAGATAACTGGTAAAATGGAGTTTCTGTCTCGACCTTCATAACTTGAAATAATGATTCAGATAACGGCAAGTATATAACATCGCCTTCACGTGGACGGAACTGATTGCTTGCAAGTCGATCTCCGATAAGTTGAGTCCATCTGCGTCGAGAGACAACAAATGTGGCCTGGTCTCTCAGTTCGATACCGAACTTAGTAAACAGATCGCCTTCGCCTTCAAAACCTTCTGCGTTCTCAATATACACTTCTACTTTATATGCGTCTGAGAACTGAGACTGAATGGTGTCAAGGAAGATATCTTCGGACTCTACAATCTCGCGAGGAAGATAATATACGTCTTGACCATACATCTTGATCGACTCAATGATCAGATCTTCATACAGACCTTGTTCTGACCTATTCTTCTGACTAAAATATGGGTTAGTAGCCACAGTTTACCCCATGAAGAAAATTGGACCTTCGTCCTCTTCTTCTCTAAATTTTGTCATAATGCGTTCAATGTCTTGCAGCGCATCTTCATAAATCTGTCGTGCGTTGACTGTAGTGCCACCCGGCAATACCATTCCGTCAAACTTGATCAGGTTGAGGCCCCACTGCCTCTTAATTAATGCAGTAGCGTATTCTTTTACAAACTTGTGATTCCACAAACTATTATATCCGCCTACAGAATCGTCTGGATTTCGAATCCCGTAAACTTCAAAAACGACATAGTCGCCTTCTATAAGGTTATACTTAGAGACGTGTAGATTAATACGGTTGTATTGTCTGTCGAATGTAATCTGTGGTGTGCCCACTAGTTTCATATCAAGTAATGACAAGTGTTGTTGCATAGATTCGTAGTGCGCAAGGTCTGCCATATAACCACCACCACTTGTAAAGTCAGAGACGGTAAACTTGACTAGTTGCCATGCATCACTAAACCAACCAGATTTAGTTGCGGTCCATGACATAGGCAACATACGAACAACTGCAGACAAGTCTAAGTCGTCTGCAAAATCAACATATTGATTCTCGACATCTTCAGCAGTTAGTTGATGTTTGAGATAGTAACGGCGAGACCCGTCTGGATGATGTTCGCGAAACCACTGCAGTGCTTCGTCTATGCGATCATCTAACTGCTCTTCGTCAATGTTGATTTCAATGACTGGGTGACCTAACGCCCTCAAGCAATAATCTATCAATTCATCTCGGTCAGTAGAATACATGTTAGTGTCCAATAAAGATTATTTCTATTTATACCTCTATTTATACAAATATAAAAAAAGGGGACCGAAGCCCCCTTTCTTATTCACTAATCTAAGATTAGTTAACTAGAGCACCCGCAACGTTATAGACGTTGATACGGTAGTGTGAACCGTGATGTCCGTCTAGTTTGTCTGCGTCTTTAGCTTCGTCTGGCTTAATAGCAGCTTCCGCTTCTGTAATGTCTAGAGAGAACTTACCAGTTCCCTGATCATAGTCGATGCATGTGTTTTCCCCTGCAGATACGCAACCACGTGCACGTGCTTCAGTGAAATAAAGACTAGAACCTTCCGCTAGATCTGAAGTTGACAATGCAACTTTAGTCGATGCAACACCGTCGAAAGTTTCCCAGTAGTCACCCGCTTCATTCCAACGCATTTGTGCAGCTGGTTCGTCTCCACGTAATACTCGAATACCAGAATTCTCTGTAGGAGTTCCAGTTGTAACGTTTGAGTTTAGGTCAATAATGTTGTCCGCTACAGTCATGGTCTCAGATTGGATTGTAGTAGTAACACCTTGTACTGTTAGGTCACCCTGAACAATAACTGCGTCTGAGAATACTTTTGTGCCTGAGTGTACAGATGAATTTACAGTATCAACATACCCTTTAGTTGCAGCGTCTGCAGATGCAGATGGAGTTGCAACATTAGAGATTGAATTGCCCTGTACGTCAACGTCACCGCCAAACTTAGTAGCATCACCACCAGCGGTTGTGATTGTCTTACCAGAAGAAATAACAACGTTTGACTTTAACTCGATTGAGTTATCTGTAGCATCGACTGATACACCACCAGAACCAGTAGACTGAATCTGTAGGCTACCAGTACCACGAGTCTGTACTGTCATGTTTTGATCAGGATCAGCATTGATCTGAATGGTACCAGAATTATCTTCGATAACTTTCTGACCATTTACGTATAGAGATCCAGGACCGATGAATACGTCCTTCCATACTTTGTCTGCAGAACCTAAACTGTATGTATTATCTACGGCTGGAATCAAGTCACTAGTGTACTCAGTTGAACCGTCAAATACAGTATCGGCAATGATGTCTAGTACTGCGTCTTCTACTGCTGGGCGTGTTGCTTTACCAGCATCTGAAATTACAGTTTCTCCATCGAAAGACATTCCACCATGAATGTCTACGCCATTTTGGATTCGAAATTTTTTGTTTGCGCTCATTTTTACCCCTATGTTAAAAACATTGCGTTTTTAATTAATTAGTTTGTTATTTTTACTCGCATAGAAAATGCGATTGAATTAAAAATAAGAAAGTGAAAGTGAAGGGTAAAGGGGAGGAACTCCCCACCAGAAATTATTCTGTCTCTTCAGAAGATTGTAAAGATTGTGTAAGCATATTAAAAAATGCTTCGCGACCAACTGTTAGTTGATCAATATTGAATTTTGCACTACCGAGCTTACGATCTAAGTCTGCGATATGGTTAACAAGAATTCTTTGCTCATCGGTCAAAGACTCAACGTCATATTCAACATCGTTTATAAAAATGGAGTTTGTTTCGTTTTTTGCCATTTTAGTTTCACCTTATAGTATAGTTAATGTACGACCAAGGTAAGTACCTTGACCAATAACAGGATCAATTCTTCCTGCACTTCTTCTATTTAGTGCATTAATATCTTTTAATGCCTAAAAATTCAAATATTTTAATTCTAAGTAGATTCCTCTCGCAGGCACATCTACACTAGACCCCAGTACCCTACCGTCATTATCAAACACGTTGTTGACCATTACGGTATATTGAAAATCTTTTGTGACCATTCCTTTCTTGCCTAGGTTAAACTCCAGTAGGCCATCATTATGTTCAAAGATTCGG